GAAGCAGCGCCGTCACCTCGTAGCGGTCATTGCGCTGCGCCAGCGCATAGGTGTTGCCGTCGCGATAGAGATCGGCAGCGAGTTTCAGCAGGAAGTCCGAGCGGGACTGGTAGTCGTTTGGTCGCCGCAGGATCCGCGACAGCGCAGAGTTCGTCACCCGCTCCCGGCCGCCATTGGGCAACGACCGCCAGTGATCGCCCGGACACATGGCGATCGTCTGCGCATAGGCAGCCACGCAGGCCTCGACGATGGCGCTGCCGCTCGCGGCAGCGATCGGATCGAGATCCATCTGCCAGAAGTTGAGATAGCCCCAGTCGGCCGGCAGCCATCCCTGTTCCTGGCCGGTAGTGATCAGCCACGGTCCCGCCTTCGGCTGCCCTTCGACGCCTGGCGTGCCGCTTTCCAGGCTGCGCCTCGGCCAGCCGAGCAGCCCGCCCAGGGTCTCGCGGATGCTCACTTTTCGGTTTTGGATTTGACGGCGCGCGTCTGGTATTCGTCCGGCTTCTCGGCCTCCATCGCCTTTGCCTTTCTGGCAGGAGGATCAGGCGGCGCGGCCTCGACCGCGACCCAGGTGCCCCATCGGCTTTCTTCGCCGCCGGACCTGGACCGCGCAAAGGTCTTGTCCAGCTCGGGATCGTAACCGATCTGGATCGCGCTCTCGGGACCGGAACGATGCGTCGAAACGTAGATCCGCGACGACACGCCAGGCCATGCGCCTTTGGCGACCGGGTCGAATATCTCTCGACTGCCGCCGGTGGCAAGCAGCGTGTCCAGGTCAATCTCGGAATTGCTCATGTCACCACCTCATGGAAAATTGGGACAAGGGGGGCCGCGCGTCTTGCGCGGCCCCATTGCATTGCAATATCACCATGTAACCGCGGCTATGGTTTGGCACATTCCAGTCCGGACCATCGCCCAAGTCACGAAGAGCGACAGGCGGATACCGATCGAGTCGGTCTGCCACAGTGAACGCTGGGGCACGGCCAAAACACCGCTGCCCTGCGTGCCGGTACCGAGCGCCAGCGGCGTGGTGTCCTCCTCATGGATGGTCGCCTGGTCGGACACGGAGAAGCGCGGCGCATCGCCGGTCGCCGTGGCAAACCAGTCGGCATCCACCGCAATGACCCGGCCGGCCGCGATCGTGGTCGACGAGATAATCCGGCTGACGCCGAGCTTGGACGCCGCCTCGCTCGCGGACCCGAAGGCAAAATCACCGGTCGTGGTTTGGACAATCCCGAGCTTGCGCGCCTGCGCCGGGTTCATCATCAGGACGACATTGCCGCCGCCGCCTGCCGCTTCCATCGGTGCGATCAGCGCACTGATGTCGGCGACGATCTTCTCGAGCGACGTCGTCAGCACGGACGCCGTGATCGGCGAAACGCCGTTCAAAAGTCCGGCCGGCCGGGTCGCCGATTCCGCCACGGCATCGATCAGGTAGCCGTCGAGCGAAGCCTGGGTGTCGTCGGCCATCGCCTTGCGCAAGATGCCTTCGATCGCGGGCACCGAGGACATTGCCATTTCCTCGGTATAGGTCGTAATGCACGAGATCTTGTGCGGCGTAAGCGTCACGGTCGACAGGCCGATACGCTTGACCGGCTTTGGCGCGCCTTCGCCCACCCATGCGCCGGACGCGAGCGGCGTCGTTGCACGATATGGGATCTTCAACGTGCCGTTGCGGCCGAGATCATAACGGGCACCGGCTCCGGATAGCGGCTGATAGATCGAGCCGGCGAGCAGCCGATCCATAAATGCGCCGAAACCAACCTGCACCAGTTCGGCGGCATAACCCGTCGTCGTGGTGGTGGCCGGATTGACGGCCGCTTTCGTGATGATCATCGTGCATTCGTCGTTGCCGTAGTTTTCCCGGATGACACGCTCGACCGGTATCTTGTGGCTGAATGCCCGCAGTCCGGCCGCAGCCGCGCGGAACACATAGTCGGCCGGCTCGATCTTCTTTTTCGGCATGGCGAATGGACGGCGTTCGGAAACGGCAACCTGCTGTCCGCCGGTATCGTCCGGGGTTTCAGCAGCCTGGAAGCCTAGCACCCGCTCCATGTTCTGCAGGCGGTTGAGTTCCTTGTTTGCTCCGTCGATGAGGCCGGGCAATGTATCGACGAGCGATAGCTGATCGTCGTCGCGGTCTTCGGCAGCGATGCCGGAAAGTTCCATGAGCTGATCGCGCAGCCGGTTCATTTCGGACTGCTGGTTTTCGATCTGCTTCGTCAGTGGCGTTTTCATTGAGGTAATTCCCCTGGAAAGGGGTTTCGCGGGCTCGCGGGAAACCGGCCGCTCTTGTGATGCGGTCTTGCCAAAGATCTGCCGGGAAATTTCGGGGAGAAGGTGATAGCTGCGCAGGACCGGCATCGCGTTCGCGTTGGCGGGCACGGATACCAGGCTGCATTCAAGCAACTGCTGCTTGAGATAGCGGAACGGCCCGAAATGCGGGTCGGCGTCTTCGTTCAGCGGCTCTCGCTTCATCGCCCTGAAGCCGACCGAGGCACCACGCAGGATCTTCTGGTGCCAGAGCTTGCGCGCCATGTCGACAGTCGAGCTGGTGCCCTCGTCGGCAAAGACGAACCGAGCCAGCAGCCGCTTGCCCTCGACGCGGACATTTGCCCAGCGGCCGATGATGGCGTCGGCGTGGTGGTTGAGCAGCCCGATCGGATTGTTCTTGAATCCGGCCAGATCCCAGCCATCCGCCTGGATCACTTCGCCCATGCGGTCGACGGACTCGTCCGACATGACGTAGTCATAGGGATCCGCGGTGGACTGGATGGCAGCGCGATAGACGATCTGGTCCATCAGGCCGGCTTTACGTCTTTGGGATCAGGCGGCGGCGTTCCGGCGCGCTCGGTCTTTGTCGGACGCGCCCTGGTCGAATGCGATGTGGATTGTGACATCTGGCAGCCCGACAAGAGTTGTCGTGGCCGGGATTACAAGCCGTGGCTTTACCGTCGCCAAAATGGATTGGCGGGCAAAGTACACCTTTTCCCTAGAAATGCTATCCCTTGTGCCTCAGAACACGATCGCCGCCATATCTAGCGACGGCTCGGTCTGCAGTTTCATCGCCGCCACGGCCATGACCGCGGCGATCGCCGGGTCGATGCGGCCAAAGCTCTTGCGCTTGGTCAGCTTTCGCTCGTTGCCCGGATCCCGCTCGACGATGGCATTGGACACGGCCCACCGCAGCACCGGGTGACCGCCGTGCCGAAGCCTGCCTTCCATCGCCAGCACCTCGAAGATCTCGATGGCCGGCGACTGGTCCTTGAAGCCTTGGCCGAACGGCATCAGGTCAACGCTCACCCCCATTCGGCCAAGCGCCTGCTTCAGCACGTCGACGCGCCAGCGGTCATAAGCCACCCGCGCGAGGTTGACCGTGCTGGATATCTCGCCGATGTCGGCCGCGAGAAAGTCGTAGTCGAGCGCCTGGCCGGGAACCGGGATGAGCAGATCCTGCTTCGCCCATGCGCGATAGGGTGCCCGATCGCGCAGGCCGCGCTCGTCCAGCGTGTCGTCCGGCGTCCAGATGCGCGGGAACAGGTGGACGTTGCCGGCGTCGTCCTCGACCGCAAGGACCAGCGCCGAGAGGTCGGTGCGCGCCGACAGGTCGAGGCCGCCCCACACCGGCCGGCCGTCGTAGAGAAGCGCCTCGTCGACTGCGCCGTCGCAGCGTTTCCAGACGTCGGCTGTCAGGAACGGCGCCTTCGCCTGGACGCGCTGGTTGAGATAAAGGTTACGGACTTGCGCCTCGAGCGACGGCACCTTAGCCGCGCGCTGCATGGTCTGCCGCATTTCCCCCATATCGCGATAGTCGCCGAGCGCCGGGTTGGCACGCCGCCATTCGGCCTCGTCGAGCAGCTCCGCGTCGGGCCGCGCCGCGTGCAGATGGACGGTGAAGCTCTCGTCATCGATCTCGCCGGCGCGCACCTTCAAGCCATAGTCTATCAATTCACTCAGGATATGATCGTCGGCCGGCGCCTGCGTCGAGATCACCACCATCAGCGGCTCGACCTGGCTGCCAAGCGAGGTCATCAGCGCGTCGTAAAGCGCCGAGCCGCGTGCCTGCGCAAGCTCGTCGAGGATCGCCAGGTCGAGGCCTTGCCCGTACTGGCCGCCGGCTTCCGACGATATCGCCGCATAGGACGAGCCGTCGGTGCGGTGGACGATGGTCTTGGTACTGTCGATGATCTTCAGGTGCCGCCGCAGCGCGGCGTTCATCTGGATCATTCGCGCCGCCTGCTTGAAGACGATCGCCGCCTGCTTGCGGGTCGTCGCCGCTGAGACAATGGTCGAGTTCGCCCGCTTGGCCGGCCCGACCAGATGCACCAGGACCAGCAGCGCCGCCATCAGCGTCTTGCCGTTGCGCCGGCCTACCGACATCACTGCCTGGCGCCGCTTGCGCCGACCGTCCTCGCGACGCGGATTGTAGACGTCGCGGATGAACTCGAGCTGGAAAGGCCGCAGCCGAAGCGGCCGGCCGACGTGCTGGCCTTCCGGCACGACCAGCGAATGCGCAAAGGCTATGATGCGCCCGGACGGCTCGCGCCAGTCCTGGCGCGGCACGTCGAGCGATCTGTAGAGTTCCTCACGCGCTATGTTTTTCTGCAGCATGACCTGTGAAGGCTTCCCAACGCTGCACGGCGACGTCGCAATAGGCTTCCGAAATCTCCATGCAGAGCGCCGAGCGCGCTTCCATCTCGGCCGCGATCATCGTCGTGCCGGACCCTACGAAGGGATCGTAAACCGCCTGCCCCGGCGAGGAGTTGTTGACGATCGGCCGCCGCATGCACTCGACGGGTTTCTGCGTGGAATGGCCAAGCTTCTCTTCGCCGCCGCCGCCAAGCGGATTGTTATTGGGGATCGACCAGAGCGTCGTCTGCTTGCGGTCGCCGGCCCAGTGGCCCGTCCTGCTCTTGCGCACCGCATACCAGCACGGCTCGTGCTGCCAGTGGTAATCGCCGCGGCTGAATACAAAATGCTGCTTTGCCCATACGATCTGACAGCGGATCGTGAAGTTGGCCGCCTCTAGTGACTGCTGCACTTCGCTGGCATGCCGACCGGCATGCCAGACATAGGCGATGTCCCCTGCAAAGAGCGCATAAGCTTCGCGCCAGTCTACTCGGTCGTCGTTGGTGACCGGTCCGATAGAGCGGCCGCTGCCTGGCTCTCCGAGGCGTTTGCCTAGATTGAGGTCGACGCCATCCCGCCACTTTGCGTCATACTCCACGCCATAAGGCGGATCGGTCACCATCAGGTTCGGCTTCACGCCGCCCAGCAGCCGCGCCTC